GCAAATATCAATGATACAGATGCTTGTGACTTATCTACGAACTTGATTGGTCAAGTTAAGAAAGAAGATAAGAATAAAGAATGTATCTATGGTGTTGCTACCTCTGTATCTCCAGACCTACAACTTGCTATTGAGAAGGCAAAAATGTATGCTAAGTCTGAGATGGCAGATATTATCATGGGTAAAATGAACAAACAATCAAAACAATTTATTACTGAGTTAGGAAAAACAGAAACTAAAACAGTTGTAAGTGAAGTTGAGAGTGTTCTAGTGAATGTAATCAAAGATACACCAGTTAGAGGTTATGAAATCTTTGCTCAAGATGTAACTCTTACAGAAAAAGGTTACTACAGAGCATGGGTAGGATTGAGATTGCCTCTTGGTGAGTACAATAAAATGTACAACTACAACATTGAGCAAGCTACAGATGCTTTCAATTTGAAAGAGAAAGCTAAGATTGCTTTTGAGAAAGTGTTAGAAAATGGAAACAATGACAATCCAAATTTACAGTAAACCAAACTGTACATATTGCGATAAAGCAAAGTCTTTAGTAAAGAAACTTGGTATGACATACGAAGAAAAGATTTTTGGTAAAGACTTTCAAACACCAGAAGAACTGTATGAGGCAGTAGGTAAACAAGTACGAACTATGCCACAGATTAAGATTGACGGTAATTTGATTGGTGGTTATAATCAGTTAGTAGAATATTTTACTGAAAAAGGCCTTGTAAATTTTAAAGGCGAACTAACTAATGGATGATGACAAGAATAATATTGTTTTGTTCCCAACGAACAGAATAGTAAACCAACCAAAAGATGTTGACCCTAAAGTACATCAAAAAATTGTTGATGAACAGACTAGGGAGTTTGTAGAAGGAAGTGTTGACGATATCGCTTATATGTTATTAGATAAGTTTGTACAAATGGGTGTTAGAACTAAAGAAGATAATTTTACACAAGACCTTGCTTTAGTTATTGATGCTATTAGAGGTCTAGTTTATAGAGACTTTAAGAAGTACCACCCAGCACAGGCTTTGGCAGATAAGATGGTAAAAGTAAGAGTTAGTCGTAACGGCAATAAATCGGCAAAATTAGATTATGGTACTGTTTTAGAAACAAAACATAAACCACATAAACCATTGTCAAAAGATATTGAGGACGAGGTAAGAGACTTGGCGGATATGGATGATGTATCATTTACGCCAGAGTTTGACATAGACCCCGATAATGACAATAAATGAATTCAGACTATCAGACTATTATAATACGCTCTGCTAGTCGAATAGTTGGTGAACTTTAAACACATTGAAAGGAGGCCGTAATGGTCAATTATATAATGAACATGTTTAATCACAAAGGAGAAAATAACATGGCAAGAGCTAAACTATCTAAAACAGAAAAGGTAAGAAACCTTTTCTCTAAAGGTCAATCTGTTACTTGGAAAACTCTAAGAAGCAAGTTTGACTTAACTTCACCTGCTTCAATGGTAGGTAAACTGAGAAACGAAGGTATGATGATTTATGAAAATAGAACATCTGCTGGTGTTTCATACAGAGTTGGTACACCGTCAAAAGCTGTAATCGCAGCTGGTCAAGCCGCTCTATTCGGTAAACAAGGTTACGCATCAGCGTAAATCTAAATACATGGAGAGGCCGACCGAAGGCGGCCTCTTCATTTTCTATATGAGTGACAGTGAGAAATTAAAAAGAATGGTCAGAACATTGGCAGAAAACAGTAAAAATAAACCAATGACTAGAAAAGTTGATACATATGAGTATCAATCTTTAGCAGATTGTATTAGAAGTGACCAAGTACCAGCCTCAGAGGTTGCAGAAATATTTACTGATAAGGCTTTTTATAAATGGTATAAAGAGAAATACTGGACGGATAAATAATATTACTGAACTGACTAAGGAGAAATTATGGTTACACAGAATCCAAATTTAATGTCGAAAGAAGCCATGCAGGCTATGTCGAATACAACAGGAAGTGGCGAAGTATTACTTTCTGAAATTCTACAAAAAGTAAATAACGCAAAAGATAAACCCAAAAAGATTGCAGTATTGCGAGAAAATGATAGTCCTTCTTTAAGAAGTATTATCAAAGGTGCATTTGACCCTAATATTAAATGGGCATTACCAACTGGTACACCACCATATATCGCAAATGAGGCTCCGAAAGGAACTGAACACTCACTTTTGAAAAACGAGAGTAAGAGATTGTGGCATTTTGTGGACGGTGCAGATAATGACACCACAAAAACCCAAAAAGAAACTATGTTTATTCAAATGTTAGAGGGTCTTCACAAAGAAGAGGCAGAATTGTTAATCAATGTAAAAGATAAGAAGTTAAATAAGGTTTACAAAGGTTTGACAGAGGCGGCCGTGAAAGAAGCATTTGATTGGGACGATAATTTCATGCAAAAAGAGAACAATTAGAGAACATTAGGTGTTGTAATAATGCAACACCATCTCTAAATTGTTGAATTTACTTGCTAATTAATTCAAAAAAAAATCAAAAAAGTGCTTGCCTTGATGTGGTTTATAGTGTATTATGTACATATAAACGATAACAAAGGATAATTATATTATGAAAAAATTGATTTTATTACTTGCGATTTTGTGGTTTGGTTTAAATGCCTTTGCAAAATCTGTACAAGCAGGTGAATACGAGACCACTGTTGCTGGTCATGTAATTACAAATCATAAAATCATAGACCAATCAGAGGTCTTGAAATCAGAAATGCAGAAACTTGCCTATGTTATGATGTTACAAATGGCTGATACATTAGAAAAAACTATGCCATATATCATAGATGAGATTACTGCTCAATTAAGACAAGAGAGTGACAAGCTATATAAGTGTGAATTGTTAAAAGACACGAAAGTAGCTGATAAAGAATGTCAATAGCAGAAATGTTACAGATGATTTATACATTTGTACCACAAGAAGTCATATTGATACTTTTAGGTGGTGCAACAAGTTTTGTCATGTTAGAAATAGCAGACAGAAAAACTAAAAAAACCAAAAGGAAATAATGGCAAAAGAAAAAAAATCATATCCTGATTTACCTGAGATACCATTTACCTATGACTTCTATTTGGTATATTGGGAAGATATCCAGAGTGATAGCTCGTGGAAATCATTGAAAGAAATTCAAAGAATGAAACCGGCAACTTGTGTATCAACTGGTTGGTTAGTAAAAAGAGATGCAAAGGTTCATGTTTTGATGAGTGACTACAATTATGATGATAATGGCGAACTTGCAGATGGTGGTAACACTACAGTTATACCAACTAAGAATGTCATTAAGAAATTCAAAATTGCAGATTTGTAAACCCTAGAGAGAGGAAATATTATGAGAAAATCAAAAGAACTAGACCACCACCTGAAGTCTATTATTGACGCTGTACCGGCAAAAATTGAAAAGTTTGCCGCTGGTATGGACAAGAAGATGACTTATTATACCGGCAACTGGCAAACAGATGTACTCAATAATTACACATTGAAACAATCTGAAAAAATCTTTAAAAAGATGAGTAAGTTTATGGATGATGAGCGATTAGCATTTGTTCAAAAGCGAAATAAAGATATTCAAATTGGTACATGGTCAGAATACGGCGAACAGGCACCAGAAACAATATCAAGTTTTGAATATATTGTTATGAGAAGGATGCCTCGTGGAAATTAAAACATTTATTAAGAGAGCAAAATATACTGCTCTCTTTATTACTATTGGTACTATTGTATTTGCTGTAGGTAGTTTTAATCCTAATCAACACACTATTAATAAAATCACACATAAAGTTGAAAAAGAATTTACATTAAAAGCACAGGCGCTTGGTTTACACGAACCGTCATTTGAATTTAATAATGATGATGAGTTTGTTGTTGCCATGAATAAATGTATTGACTTTGTAAACTTTCAAACAGAACCACATTTAAGAATACCTAGTGAAATGATTATTGGTCAGGCAGCTTTAGAGAGTGCATGGGGTACATCTAGGTTTGCAAGAGAGGGTAATAATCTATTTGGTATTCGTACATATGACACACAAGTACCACATATGTTGCCTCAAGGTGTCAAAAAGTGGAAAGGTTGGGGTGTTAGAGTATTTGAAAGTAAATGTCAAGGTGTTAGATACTTTGTTGATTTACTTAATAATCACCATGCATACGAAGACTTTAGAAAAACTAGAGCAAAGATGTTGCAAGCAAATCAACCACTTGATGGTGTTGTACTAATCAAAACATTGACTAAATATTCCACTACAGATAATTATGCTGACTTAGTAATCAGTATAATAAAAAGATTAAGAGGCGTAGAAGAGTAAATGTTTGGCATCATTTTAACATTTTTATCAGCCATATCAATATCAGTAATAGCTGCTGGTTATTCTATTATTGGTTTGGCGACTATTTTTGCAGGCGCTTATGTACCTATTATTGCAATGGGTAGTGCCTTAGAAGTGGGTAAACTTGTAGCTGCCAGTTGGTTGTATAACAATTGGCGAAACAGTTTAGTACCTAAAACTATAAAAGCATATTTGACCACTGCTGTTATAGTTTTAATTTTTATTACATCTATGGGTATCTTTGGTTTCTTATCAAAGGCACACCTAGACAGTGTACAACCACAAGCAAATTTTACAATACAAACTGAACTCATTGACAAACAAATTGCCAATGAACAAAAAATTATAGATAGGGCAGAAAATACTTTAGACCAACTTGATAAGGCTCTTGACAAATACATTGATATGGAGTATGTTACAAGAGGTTTAAAAGAAAGAGACAAACAGGCAGACGAAAGAGAGGCCTTACAAATAGCAATCAACAATGCTATATCTAAGATATCTGAACTACAGATACAAAAGAGTACGATTGAATTAGACCAACAAAAGATTGAGGCAGAGGTTGGTCCGTTAAAGTATATTGCAGAATTGATTTATGGTGACGAGGCAAAAGACCACTTTGATGAGGCAGTAAGATATGCCATAATGGTATTGATATTTGTATTTGACCCATTAGCCGTATTATTACTGATAGCGGCAAATATTTCATTGAGGACTTGGAGTAATGACAAACGAATTAAAAAAGAAAAAGATGAAGAGGACAAGCTCGAGCTTGCTAGCAAGGAAAAAGAGAAAAGTGACAAAGCGGCTACTAACGCAAAAGCTAGAGCGGCGAGAGCACGAAGTAGAGAAAAAGTTTATAAAGACTTTTTTAGAAAACTAGGTCAAAGAGACTTGAAGAATAGAGATTATGAAGAATTTTTTAGAACCATGGGTACTAAAGAAATGGCCGCTTTAGGTCTGGATCCTGATGAGATTAGACTAAAATTAGACCAGATTATGGAGTGGAATGACTTACCAACCACAAATAATAAACCAAAGCGCTATTTGGAGGTTGACAATAACAAATAATAATGATAGGATGTGAATATGTTTAGTGAAGTAGATATTGAAAGAATTATGGGTGATGTAAATCAGACAGAAAGAAAGATACTGTCAGTTATGGAAACCTGTAAGAACGCCAAAACCGATTGGGCAAAAAACTATTGGTTTGGTGTGTGGTCTAAATTATGTAAAAAATATAATAGAGAAGATTTATATAACAAGCATCTACACTAGGGAGGTATATTATGAACATATTTTATTTACATGAAAATCCTGTTACGGCGGCTCAAATGTCTTGTGACAAACATGTTACAAAGATGATACTAGAGTCCGCTCAGTTGTTGTCAACTTGTCACCGTGTACAAGACGGTACAGAGTATTATGATAAGACAGCAAATGGTCGTAAGATTAAAAGGTGGAAACACCCTAATTCTAACATGGAACAAATACTGTACAAGGCAGGTTGGATAAAACACCCTAGTACATTATGGTTGTTCGAAAGTGCATACAACTATTTGTGGTTATACAAACATTTTATGGCTCTTAATGATGAGTGGAAAAGACGATACAATCATACTAGAGACCATGTAGCAGTGCAAAAATTAGGTGATTTACTAAAACACCCACCTAAGAATGCTAAAATAAATAAGATTGCTACACCAATTAAACCAGCAATGCCTGATTATTGCAAGGTGCCTGGTGATGGTGTTGCAAGTTACCGTAAATATTACATTTATGAAAAACAAAGATTAGCAACCTGGAAAAGTCCAGCACAACCACCTGAGTGGTATACGGAAGGAGTAAAGAATGTCTGATTTAAGAGAACAAACTATTGAAGGCCTAAAATCACATGCTAAAGGTCACATTGACAAACATAAAGTTAATGTAGAAGTGCTTATGCAAAAAGCAGTAGGTATCGGTGAACACGGTGATGTATTGACCGAGATTGAAAAAGAATTGAAAGTTATTGCTGAGTATGATGACCAATTAGAAATGTTAGATAAGTATTTCACTTACAAAGACCCATTAAAGAGTAAGTAATGCCAACTTATACATTTGAAAATACAAAAACTGGCGAACAATTTGATGATATGATGTCCATATCAGAAAAAGAGGCCTACTTAGAAAAAAATCCACATATTCGCCAGTTAATCAATCAGATAAATATAGTCAGTGGTGTTGTTGGTATGGGTCGTATGAAAAATGACCAAGGGTGGAAAGAAATGCAAAGTAGAATTGCAGAAGCACACCCAGCTTCGCCATTTGCACAACAACACGGTAAGAAAAGTATTAAAGAAGTTAAGACACAACAAGTGATAGAGAAACACCGTAAAAGACAAGCACAACAGGCTAAGAAATGAGTACAAAAGATTTACCAGATTATATGCGAGGGTTTGACCTTGACGAAGATTATGGTTTCACAGCTGTAAGTAAAGCGCCTACTGAGGCACCTGCTATTGACCCCTCTACAATTGAAAATTCAAATATAGAATTAGCAAAAGTTAAAGAAGATGTTGGTGACATTAAAAGTATGATGAATGAAATCATGCAGATTGTCGCTGAAAAAGATGAAGTTACAAAGACACTAGAAAGTGAAGATGTAACAAAGAGATTTAAAGATTTAGAAAAGGTTATATTACCATTTTTATATAATCTTTCTAAGAGTGATGAGCCTTATATTCACTGGCCAAACAGAGGTCCTATTATTAAGGCACAAATTGAAAAAATCCTGCAACTCACAAGGGGGTAAAATGGATGCAAAGACTAAACACAAAGAGTTGAAAAGAGAAGTTAACAAACTTGAAAAACAACGAAATGAGAATAGGTCTTCTACATTATGGACTAAGATTAAAGAAATGAAGAAATTAAAACTTCAAGCAAAGGATAAACTAAATGAAATCAAATTACGATAGATGCCTAGAGGCAATCTTACATCACGAAGGTGGTTATGTAAATCACCCTAAGGATCCAGGTGGCGAAACAAATCTTGGTGTTACTAAAAGAGTATATGAAGAGTTTGGTGGCAAGAAAGATATGAAAGACCTGACGATTGAAGATGTAACACCTATTTACAAAGTAGGTTATTGGAACAAAGTAAAAGGTGATGAACTTCCAGGTGGTTTAGATTTATGCGTTTTTGATTTTGGTGTTAACGCTGGTCCAGGCAGAGCGGCTAAGTATCTACAAAAGATGATAGGTACAGTTGTTGATGGCGGCATTGGTCCTAACACACTAAGAACACTAAAAGGTTATGTTGAAGAGAACGGTATTGAAAAGACGATTAAAGATTACCAAAGTGCTAGACAAAGTTACTATGAAGAATTAAGTACCTTTGATACTTTTGGTAGAGGTTGGACGAGAAGAGTTAATGAAACAACTGAGTTAGCATTAACTATTACCGACTGAAAGAAAGAACAAATCGCTAGAGAAAAAAGAGATTACATTAATAACTTATATTGTCAGAAAGGGACTTGATATGTGGAAATGGTTTATTAATTTACTTAATTATAAACATGCAGGCGACCTGTCAAAACACAGATTGCACACATTAAAATATGAAGATTTGTGTAAATAAGGCTTGCCAATTTAATTATAGTCTTATATAATGTTATACAAAGTTAAATATGGAGAAAAAATATTATGACTAATTTTGTACAGTTGAATGAAGAGTTACTGCCAAAGACCAAAGGCAAACGAATTAATGGTATGAGGTTCTATGAAGTTGATGGTCAGGCGTTTCCGTCTGTGACAACTGTATTAGGTTATCGACCAAAACCAGGCCTTGAACAATGGCGTAAAAATGTAGGCGAAGAAGCCGCTAAATGGGAAATGGGTCGTGCTGCTCGTAGAGGTAAAGCAACTCATACTTTGATTGAAGAATACCTAAAAGGTGAAACACCATCTACCAGAGATGTTTTACCACTTGGTCTCTTTACAATATTGAAACCTTATCTTGCACAAATAGATAATGTTCATTGTTTAGAAACCATTTTGTATAGTAAACAATTGACCCTTGCTGGTCAAGTTGATTGCATTGCAGAATATAATGGTAAGTTGTCTGTTATTGATTTCAAGACAGCCAACAAAGAGCGTAATGATGAGTGGAACAAAAACTACTACATGCAATGCTCTGCTTATGCAGTAATGTATGAAGAGTTATTTGGTACACCTATCGAGCAGATTGTTATTCTAATGGCTTCTGAAGATGGTGCTTCACGAGCATTTATCAAAGAGAAGAAAGACTACTTAGAAGATTTGAAAACTGAAATTCAATACTTCTATGATAATTATAATAAAGAGAATAGCTAATGGATTGGTTAACTTCAGACCTAATTGAGGCGATTAATAACACCTCATGGGTTGACGGAATAGGAACTATTATTGTTCTACTTGGCGCTTACTTTGTGTACAAGTGGATTAATAATAAGTTTAAATGATATGGAAATCATTTGGCATTTACTATTGACAGTATGTCTAGGTTCAGATTGTAAAACCCAAGATGTACAGTGGTTCACTAACGAACATGAGTGTAACCTGTCAAAAGTAATATACGAAGAAATACCACAAGATGGTCATTGGACCTCAGTTGAGTATCTTTGTAAACCAAAAGGTTCTGTATCAATATGAATTACTTGTTGACTATAAGTGCAATAGGCAGGCTGGACCCGAGTGCAAATCTCGGCACCTCCACCATAAGCACACTTTTAGGAGTGTTCTTATGGGGGGTGTGCTAGGATTCGACAGATGTTGAAAGACTTATAAGAGAGTAATAGTAGGCGTACTTAAACGCATTTTTAAATGGCGAAGATAATTTTGCCCTTGCAGCCTAGTCACTAGGCTACGGAGTTTCGACCACTGTACTTGGCAACAGAAACAGTGGTCACTTTTTTACAATAGAAAGGTGATAATGAATAGTAAAGAATTTAGTTTGATGATAGAAGGTGTTGTAAAAGAGAAACGGCCTATCTCCTACATGGACGCTATTGTTTGGTACTGTGAGACCAATAAAATAGAAATCGAAACAATCACAAGACTAATCTCAAAAAATTTAAAAGAAAAAATCAAAGCAGAAGCTTTGAATGCTAACCTATTAAAAGAAAAGAAGACAGGAACTTTACCAGTATGAATGTATCAGTAGTAGATAAAATGGGAAGTGATTTGTCAGTTGTAAATGCAGCTCGTGTATCATTTGCCAAACATAAAACAGAATTTGAAGATAATGATGAAAAACTAATTAAGTATTTGGCGACACATGACCATTGGTCGCCTTTTGG